CATTGGCGGGAGCCGTTGGAAGTAATCTTGAAGGCCGTACAGCTTTCGTTATTCGGGGAAATCGACCCGGATATCGGCTTTACCTTTACCCCGCTGTACCAAATGACGCCGGCCGAAGAATCGGACATTAGGGCGAAGGACGGCGTAACGGATTGCGCGTATGTGGCCGCCGGCATCCTTGACCCCAGCGAAGTGCGGGACCGCCTGGCGAAAGACCCGAACAGCGGCTATATGGGCTTGGACGCCGACGCGGTAATCGTGCCCCCGGCGCCCGCCCCCGGCGAAGAGCCCCCGGCCGGACTTGAAGACAAAGGGTTGACCGATAGCGTTTGATTGTACATTCTAATTGCGGTACAATTTTGGTATGAAAAACAAACCACAATTAGAATTTTACGTTTACCTCCATTTCAGAAGCGACGACGGGTTGCCGTTTTATGTCGGCAAAGGTCGAGCAAATCGAGCATGGAGAACGGACGGCCGAAGCGTTCAATGGAATCGAATAGTCGCAAAGCACGGGTTAAAAGTTGAAATCTTAAAGACCGGTCTTTCCGAAATTGACGCGTTTGAATTGGAGAAATCGACCATTCTCACTTTGGGGCGGGGGTTTCTTTGTAATCACACTGACGGCGGCGAAGGGGTTGCCGGGTGGGAACCGAGCGACGAAACTAAAGCCAGAATGGCGGCGGCACAACTTGGTCGCAAGCATTCGGACGCGTCGAAAGCAAAAATGGGGCTTGCGTTTAAGAAATCTGTTTATTGCTCAAACGGCATGAAGTTTGACGGAGCGGGCGACGCTGCGAAATTTGTATCCGGCAAAGCTAGTGTAATTTCACGATGCGCTGCCGGTTTACGTAAAAGTGCATACGGCTTGGCTTGGTCTTACTCAGACTTTCCGAAATGCGACCTTTTGGAAATAGATAAAGTCAGGCGCGCAAACCAATCTAAAGCAAAGATCGGTTTGCCGGCCAAAAATAGAATTGCTGTTGTTCGTTCTGACGGGCTTGTATATCCCAGCGCTACGGCCGCGTGTGACTTTATGAAAACCGTCGGTCATCCGAAAGCTGCGGTTTCTGCAATCACCGCATGCTGTCGAGGAAAAAGGAAATTGGCGTATGGATACTCGTGGAAATATGAAAAATAACGAAAAAGTGGTGCGAAGTACCCATGCAAATCGAGGCGTTGAGGCGAAATACAGCAAGGCCCTGCTGCGCATGATTGCCGAAATGCACGGGTCGGTCGAATACTGGCTTACGGCCGCCTATCGCAAAGACCCGCCCCGCATGCTGGCGCTGGTTGAGCAAGCGCAAGACGCGGCGCCGTCGGCCAAGATCAAAAAGATTTTGGACGAACTGGCCCGGCGCTGGATTGCCAAGTTTGACGATTGGGCGCCCAAGATTGCCGAAGCCTACTTGCAAGGCATGTTCAAGACCAGCGACAGCGCCATGCGCCAGGCGTTGAAGGATGCGGGGTGGACGGTTGAATTCAAGATGACGCCGGCAATCCGCGACGCCTTCAATGCTTCTCTTGAAGAAAACGTCGGCTTGATTCGGTCCATTCCCGAAAAATACTTGCAACAGGTAGAAGGCGTCGTGATGCGGTCATACAGCGCCGGCCGTGACCTGGCGACGATGGTCAAAGACCTAAAGCAACTTTACCCCGCGGCCAGCCATCGGGCCGAACTGATAGCCCGGGACCAATCGAATAAGGCGAACGCCGTCGTCAACCGGGCAAGGCAAATGGAACTTGGGATTGTGAGCGGAAAGTGGATGCACTCGCACGCTGGGAAGAATCCTAGACCGTCACACGTCGCCGCGAATGGGAAGGAATTCAAAATCGCAGAAGGTTGCCTGATTGATGGTGAAATGATTCTCCCCGGTGAACTCATAAATTGCCGGTGTACTTGGCGGCCGGTTTTACCAATTTGAAGTAACCTTGCGTCTACGAATGAAATAGCGTCATAATCCGAAACATGCCTACGTTGACCGAAAAGACTTGCTCCGACTGCAAACAGATCAAACCTGTTTCGGCATTCAGTCGTCGCGCAAAATCGCTTGACGGTCTACAGCAAAAATGCAAGGTTTGTTGCGCCGCGTTAAAAAAGGACTGGCTGGCAAAGATGACGGAAGTCCACGTTGACCATGTGGTTCCGCTGAAATCTAAGTTTGTTTGCGGCTTGCATGTGCCGGCAAATCTTGAGATTATTGCCAAGTCTGATAATTTGGCTAAAAGCAATCGTGTTTGGCCGGGAATGCCGTAATGCCTATTCTTCGTCTAGCTCTCGATAAAAGCGCCCGCGTGGTCGATGCCGACGGTCGACTGCATGTGGGAAAATCGCACATATCAAAAGCTCAAATTTCGCCGTATTACGGCAAGGAAATTCCGGGCTATGAAGCCTTGGGCCTGGCGGCGGATAAGGTTTACCGCCTGCTCCGTGACCCCGTGGAATTGGAGCGGGCCGCCCCCACTTTCGCACGCCTCCCCGTTCTTTCGAAGCATGTGCCCGTTACCGTTGAAGCCCCGCGGCCAGATTTGGTCGTCGGCGCCATCGGTTCCGAAATCACTTTTACGCCCCCGTATCTCGACGCCGACCTGTGTGTTTGGGACGCGACCGCCATAGCGGGCATTGAAACTGATAAAGTACGAGAATTATCCTGTGCTTATCGTTATGTACCTGTTATGGAGCCCGGCGAATTTGAAGGCCAGCCCTACGACGGGCGCATGACGGAAATACAGGGCAATCACCTGGCACTTGTGGAAACTGGTCGTGCCGGGCCTGACGTAGTTGTCTCGGATAGTGCTGAAGAAATTCAATGGCACAGGATCGCCGCGCTGAAGGCTAAGTACAAAACGCCGAGAGACGCAATAACCGCTCTCGGTTTAGATGAGCAACTGCTGTATGATGTTGTGGCGGTCAGCACTTTGGCCGTCGACGCAAACCCTTTTATACTCAAGGAATCCGCCATGAAAATGAGCAAGCTGGGCAAAGCCCTCTTTGCGGCATTGTGCGCGGCCTCTCCTGTGCTTGCGGCGGATTCCGCCTTGCCGGCGCTGGTAGGCACTGCCAACCGCAAGACCTTCAAGAAGGACGACGTTAAGGCCAAGCTCCTGGCCCTCGACGCGTCCATCGACTCCAATCAACTCGACGCCGTTCTCGACGCAATTCTGGACGTGGAGCAAGACCCGAAGCCGGTCGAAACCCCGGCCGCCGCCGCGGACGAATCGCCGGCCGACAAGCTCCGCGCCCTTCTGGCCGGCAAGGTTGACGACGCCACGCTTGAAGCCGCTTGCGGTCTTCTGGCTACTCCGGCCGCCGACGAAAAGCCGGAACCGGGCATGAAGAAGGAAGAAGTCGACGCCGCCATGGACGGTTTGCGTAAGGAATTGCGCGAAGCCGAAGAAGCCCGCCGCGATGTTCGCCCGGTCGTTGGCGACGTCATGGGCATGGATTCGGCCGCCGCGGTCTATGGCTTCGCCCTGGACCACATGAAGGTGGACCGCGCTGGTGTGGAAGGTGCCCCGGCCCTTCGCGCCTTGTTCAAGGTTGCCGCTTCCCACAAGGTCGCGTCGCCCGTGCCTGTTGCTCAAGACTCCGCCGGCCTGGCCGCGAAGTTCCCGGGCGCTGCACGTTTTAGCCACGCCTAATAGGAGGTAAATACCATGGGCTTTCAAACTCAAGTTAACGCACAGCAGGCCCCGGCTTGCGCTGGCGACTTCGCTTCGGCCAATCCCCGGGCGGCTACCGTGTCCCCGGAAGGCGGCTTTGTTGCGGGCGCCGCTGGCGTCACCGTGGGCCGCTTCGCCTGGATTCAGGCCGACGGCGTTACCGTGCTGAATACCGGCACCGGCAAACCCGACGGCTTCATTCACCGCGAACAGCAGGCGCTTATTTCGACCTACCTGGCCGAAAGCGGCAACCTGATTCCGGTCGGCTTCCCCGTTACCCTCATGCGTACCGGCGATTACTACGCCCTGGCAACCGGCAATTCTGCCGTCAAGGGTGAAAAGGCTTTTGCCAAGCTGGCCGACGGTACGGTCGAATTCGACGCGGCCGGCGCTACCGTGGCCGGCTTTATTGAAACCGACTTCGTTTGCTCCCGCGCTTCGGCATCGGGTGAACTCGCGGTCATGAGCCTTTAAGGAGCCAAAAACATGAATCCGATTCTTCAAGCTCTGATGGGCCGCGCTGGTATCCACTTCATGGGCGTCAACGCCGACTTCCAAGCGGAAGGCGCCGCGGCGTCCCTTCGCTTCGCGCAAGACGGTTTCGCCTGCGATGCACAGCCGACCCTGATTACCACCAGCAATGCTGGCATTCCGGCGTTTCTCTCGACCTACATCGACCCCAAGCTGATTGAGGTTTTGGTATCGCCCATGAAGGCGGCCGAAATCGTGGGCGATGAAACGAAAAAGGGCGATTGGACCACCGAAACGGCGATGTTCCCGGTCGTGGAATCCACGGGCGTTACATCAGCCTATGGCGATTACAGCGAGAGCGGTAACGCCGGGGTGAACTCCAACTTCCCGCAACGCCAGTCGTTCCATTACCAAGTCATGACCCAATGGGGTGAACGCGAACTAGAACGCGCCGGCCTGGCCCGTATTGATTGGGCCAACCGCGTCAACATCGCGTCCGCTCTGACCCTGAACAAGTACCAAAACAAAACGTACTTCTTCGGCGTTTCGGGCCTGCAAAACTATGGCTTGCTGAACGACCCCAGCTTGTCCGCCGCTATCAGCCCGACCACCAAGACGGCCGGCGGCACCAGTTGGGCGAATGCCACGGCGCAAGAAATTAACGCCGACGTTCAAAAGCTGTACAAGCAGCTTCAAACCCACGCCAACGGCCTGGTCGAGCTCGATACCAAAATGACTTTGGCAATCTCGCCAATTTCGGAAGTGTATTTGACCAAGACCACGGATTTTAACGTCAACGTCGCGGACATTCTGAAAAAGAATTTCCCCAACCTGACCATCAAGACCGCGCCGGAATACTCCACCGTGTCGGGCGAACTGGCCCAACTGATTGTGGACGACATGGAAGGCCAGCGCACCGCGTCTTGCGGCTTCACCGAAAAAATGCGGGCGCATCCGATTGTGGTCGGCGCTTCCAGTTTCAAGCAGAAGAAGTCGCAAGGCACCTGGGGCACGGTCATTTTCCGCCCGTTCCTGATTGCCCAAATGCTGGCAATCTAAGCAGCGACCCGGGGGCTTCGGCTCCCGGGCTTTTCACCATCTAGGAGAGTAACGAACATGGCTACCGCAAAAACTGTGCTGATTGGCTGCAAACTGCCCCACGGCCTCATTCTCGACCACCCCTTGGACGTGTCCAAGAAAGTGGAACTTGCCGGCTTGAATAAAGCAATCATCATTGGCGCTGATTGCGCCACGACCCCGGTCGACGGTGAGTTTTGGGAAACCTGGAAGACCGTCCACAAGGACCATCCGGCTATCAAGTCCGGCGCCATCTTTGAAGCCCGCACGACCGAAGAGGTCAAGGCCAAGGCCAAGGAATTGAAGGAAGAAAAAACCGGCTTTGAAGCCATGCCGCAAGAGGCTATGGGCGTCAAGGTTGCTGATACCAAGGAGTAAGCGAAATGGCCGCCGTTGTATTCGACCCGACCGCATTCAAAGCGCGTTACCCCGAATTCGCGGCGGTTTCTGACGCTACCCTTACGGCCTGCTTCATGGAAGCCGGCTTGTACCTGTCCAATGCGGACAATTCGCCCGTGCAGAATCTTACCCGCCGGGCGACCCTTTTTAACATGCTGACCGCGCACGTCGCCTATCTTGGCGGCCTTCTGAGCGCGGACGGCATGCCGCGGCCCGTGGGGCGTGTTTCGCAAGCGGGAGAGGGGTCGGTATCGGCCGCCTTTGATGACGTAGCGGCGACGCCTGGTTCCGGCGCTTGGTTCCGGCAATCGCAGTATGGCGCAGCGTTTTGGCAAGCGACAAGCAGCTTGCGCGGCATGCGGTACATACCATGCCCGACAAGGTATTGAGCGGCGCCGACGGGGTCATGAAGGCCCTTGAAGATATCGCCCGCAAGATGGGCGGCGGCGAAGTGGCGGCCGGCTTCATGGAAGGCGCCACGTACCCGGACGGAACGCCGGTCGCTGCCGTGGCCTTCTGGAACGAATACGGCGGCCCCGGGCGCCAGCCCCGACCCTTCTTCCGCCAAATGATTGCCAAGGAGTCCCCCACATGGGCGCCCAAAATGGCGAAGCTGGCAAAGGCGACGGATTATGACGGCCCCAAGGTGCTGGCCCTGATGGGTGAAGATATCAAGGGCGCCTTGCAGCAAAGCATAAACGACTTCACGACCCCAGCATTGAAGGAAAGTACGGTCGAAGCCAAGGGCTTTGCCAAGCCGCTTATTGACACTAGCCATCTTTTGAATTCAGTAGCCTATGAGGTCAACAAATCATGAGAACCAATATTTTTGCTTACACCCCGGCCGGCACCGCAAACCCGGCATACATTTCCGTCAACCGCGAAGATGACGACCGCCTTACCGTGGCCGTGCGTAGCAATGGCGCCCAAACGGCGTCGTTTATCGAAATGCCGCGGGACGAACTGGCGAACCTGGCCGCCGCTATCGGGGCGCATCTTGAAGCCGCGGCGCCGGCCGCCCCCGAAGTTGAAACCAAGGGCAAGAAGTAAGCCATGGACTTGCGCGGCCTTGCCAATGCTGTGACCAGCACGGTCAACCCGAACGAAACCGTTACCGTATTGCGGTCGACGGGCTACACCATCGGGGCCGGCGCAAAGCAAGTGCCGAGCTACGCGGCCCCGGTCGACGGCCCCGGCCAGGTGCAAGCCTTGGACGCCAACGACATAAAGCAGCTTGACGGCTTGAACATTCAAGGCACCATCCGGGCCATTTATTTGCGTGGCACGCTGGCTGGCGTCATTCGCCCGGACGGCACGGGCGGCGACCTTGTCAAGCGCAACAGCGGGGCGCAAACCTGGCTTGTGGTCAAGGTGCTGGAATCCTGGCCCGATTGGACCAAGGCCGCCATTGTCATGCAAGGTCAATAATGTACGCCGCCAGCATATCCGTCGACCAAGTAATTGACGCCCTGGCCGCGTTCCTGGCGCCTTTCGTGCCCGGCGGTCAAATCGTGCGGGCACAGGTCAACCGCGTGGCGCTACCGTCAAATCCGTGCTGTGTGTTGACAGAGCTTCTGCTGGTAGATTTGAGCGTACCGGCCACCGCATATCAGCCGCCGACCGATCCAATCCCAGCGGTCGGCACAGCTACCATTTACGGCCCGTCGCGCATTGACGTTCAAATTGACTTTTACGGAGCGCAAGCGGGCGAATTTTGCAAAACAGCAAAGACCGCCTTTCGTTCGCATTGGGGCTTCGCGCACTTCCCAGCGAACATAAAGCCGCTGTACACGTCCGACGGCGTTCAAACTCCCCTGCTTACCGGGGAACAGCAATATGAAAGTCGATGGACGTTGACCGCATCAATACAATACAATCCAACCGTTACGGTTCCGCAGGAATTCGCTGAAATTTTGTCGGTTCATCAGACGTCAGCAGCGGATTTATTGCCCCCGTGACCGCGTCCATTTACTTTATGAGGTGAAAAAATGACCATTCCTGCATCGGACATTGTCGTCGTTAACCCCGGCGTTGTCGGAACTGGCGGCAATCCGCTAGCTCTGAACGGCGTCATGCTTTCCCAATCGGCATACCTTCCGACCAACGCTGTGCAATCCTTCGCCAGCGCGGACGCCGTAAGCGCCTTTTTCGGCCCCGCTTCCGCGGAGTACGCACTAGCGCAAACCTACTTCCTGGGCTTCGATAATTCGACCGTCAAGCCCGGCACTCTGCTTTTCGCTCCCTTCGTGGCCGCTGCCCGTGCCGCTTGGTTGCAATCCGGATCCTTGGCTGGCATGACCTTGGCACAACTGCAAGCCCTTTCCGGCATCCTTACTGTGACCATGAACGGCACCGTAAAGACGTCGACCAGTATCAACCTGGCAACGGCTACCAGTTTCAGCGACGCGGCCACGAAGATTGCCGCCGGCTTCACTGGCGGCCCGACCGTTACCTGGGATGCTATCAAGTCCGTTTTCATTCTGACTTCCAGCACCACGGGCGCCGCTTCCACCATGACCGAAGCGACCGGCACCCTGTCCGCCGGCCTCAAGCTGACCAGCGCGACCGGCATGCTCCTTTCCCAAGGCGACGACGTTGATACGCCGGCAACCTGCATGGATATGGTCAAGAGCAAAACCCAAAATTGGGTCGACTTCATGACCATTTGGGAGCCCGTGACCGCGGACAAAACTAACTTTGCCGTTTGGACGAACGCGCAAAATCAACGTTACGCCTATATCGTTTGGGACACGGACGCGCAAGCCATCATTGGCGGTTCGACTACGAACTTCGGCTACCTGGCGAAAACCGCGGCATACGACGGCGTCGTCCCGGTCTACAACACCAAGGAGCTTGCGGCCTTCGTGCTGGGCTCCGTGGCGTCTATCGACTTTAGCCGCACCAATGGGCGTATTACGGCCGCCTTCAAGTCCCAACCGGGCTTTACGGCCACTGTGACCGACCAGCAAATTGCCGCCAACCTTCTGGCGAACGGATACAGCTTCTATGGTGCCTATTCGACCGCCAATGACAATTTCAACTTCCTATATAACGGGCAGATGACAGGCAAATGGAAATGGCTTGACACCTTCGTGGACCAAGTCTATTTGAATTCGCAATTCCAATTGGCCTTGCTGTCCTTGCTGACCAGCGTCAAGTCGATTCCGTACAACGAACAAGGGTATTCCCTGATTCGTGCGGCGATGATCGACCCGATTGCGGCCGGCATCAACTTTGGCAGCATTCGCACCGGCATTGCCCTGTCCAAAAGCCAAAAGGCGCAAGTGAATCAGGCCGCCGGCCGGGACGTGTCGACCACGATTGAGCAACAGGGCTATTACCTGCAAATCCTGGACCCGGGCGCCCAAGTTCGTGGCAACCGCGGAACGCCGGTTATCAACTTCTGGTTTACAGACGGCGGCGCGGTCCAAAAGATCACCGTCGCTTCCATCGACGTAATGTAAGGGGAAATCACCATGAGCGACACCACGATCACCAGCGCGAACAGCGTTTTTACCATCGTCATTCCGGGCCTGTTCCCGGCACCTGTACAGCTTCAAGGCTACGCCAGCGACAAGGCTTTCACTTCGGAAGCCATTGACCTGGCCGAAGTGCAAATGGGCGTCGACGGGCGTATGACGGCCGGCTTTACGCCGAACCCGACGAAGCAAACCGTTACGCTTCAAGCGGACAGCCCCAGCAAGGACATTTTCACGGCGCTGATTCAGGCCATGAAGACGGCCCGGGAAGTGTTCTATATTTCCGGTTCCATCGCCTTGCCGTCGACCGGCGAGTCCTTCACGCTGACCCGCGGCATTCTGACCAACACGAAGCAAATCCCGGATGCTCAGAAAGTTTTGCAACCAATGGATTTCACAGTAACATGGGAGCGTATCGACAGAAGTCTGCTGTAACCAGTTCGCCCCGGGCAAGGTCCACAAGGCCGCGTTGCCCTCTCCCAGCGCAAGCCGGGGCTCCCAATCATTTGCAAATCTTCCAATCAGTTTTGGCGTATCGATCGCCCTTTTCGGAATTTAACGTTCTGATTTGCTTCAATTGTTCATCAAACCGTTTTGCTGAAACTTTTTCCGGACGAACTGTCGACGTCGATTGACGATTTTTTGAAACGAACAACGTGATTGCAGCACGACGGTCGTTATCAAACATCGCTTCGCTAACTTTCGGGTAGTTGTGACCAACCCACACGCGAATACGCATCGCAGCAGATATTTTACCAATAGACGGGATGGTTAAAAGTGTATGGTAAATGTCATTGGCAGAAGCTCCGCTATGCCGAATGATTTCGGCCACGACATCACGCATATTCGCATCGGAGGGCCATAAGTCCAAAACCGAGTTGCGGAAAAGCCGTCGGATTTCGGCCGATTTAGCGTCAAGTTTCATTTCGCAATCCATTCCTGTAAAATGTAGACGCTTCCATCTTAGAACTTAATGACGGCTTCGTCAACAACTTTTCGCAGGAGAGCGAACAATGGCACGCACCGTATCAAATTACACCGTTACTGACGAAGGCCGCGACCAAGGCAAAGTTTTTGTACTTACCGAAATGCCCGCCAGCCGGGCCGAATCCTGGGCAATGCGGGCGCTTCTGGCCCTCATGGCAAGCGGCGTCGAAGTCCCGGAAGGGTTTGACCGCATGGGCATGGCCGCAATGGCTGAAATCGGCATTCGCGCCCTGTCCGGGCTCAAGTGGGAAGTCGCGGAACCGCTCTTGCTGGAAATGTGGGATTGCGTGCAAATCATGCCCGACCCCAGCAAGCCGCACGTCGTCCGCCGCCTGATTGAAGAAGACATTGAAGAGATTGCGACCCGTGTCAAACTCCGCGCCGAAGTGTGGAAATTGCACACGGGTTTTTTGAAGGCCGTCGCCCCCTCAATCTCCGGCGGCTCCCCGGCGGCGGCCAGCAAGCGGGGTTCGCGGAATACCTGAATTTGCCGGCGGTAATCGGCACAATTCTTTCCAAACGCATGGCGACCTTGCATGAACTGGATACCGTTTATGGAGTGCGCGACGTCTACGATATGTTGGAGGTCATAACGATAGACGATTACAATAGAAACTTGGCGAACCGGGAATAATCCACATGGCAACAATCATCGACAGCTTGCTGGTAAAACTTGGTTTGGACTCTTCGGAGTTCGACG